GGCAGAAGACGGTTTGTTCAGATTAGGCGATGCCACCCCAGATGAGACCAGAGCAACCAACAAAACGCTCATAAGTATCCTCACAGATGATGAGCTATTAAAAAGACTTGATCTCGCCACGAGGTTCCAAGAAAGATTGTCCCTTGGCCGCGATCCTAGCGAAACGCTTTTCGATACGCCTGACGAAGTAAATATAGCCACTGGTTTTAGTACCCCAGAATAACCACAATATATAACACATAACTTGCCTTAGCTGTGCCTGAGCTAGTAAACATCCAAGACTGGTCTGCTTCCAGCGGAATCACCGACCTCCTGCAAAGTAAAACAGCGTATGCTGATTATGTCAGAGAGGCTTATTTAGAAGAGGGGACTTACAACCAAAATATAGAGAATTTTATTAGTGAGTCTTTGTCTCAGTCGATCCGTAAAGATCGTGATGAGTATTCTGACGAGGACATAAAAAACGCTTTAACGCCTCAAGAACCTACGTTCGATGACAAGTTTAAGTATGTTACTCGTGACGGGGTCATAGACCCCCGAAGTGAAGAAGCCGACACGCTGCGGGAGTACAATGCATTTTTGAATATTAAGAATAGGGGTGATGCGACCCCTGAGTTTCTTGAGAAAGAAGAGGAGCTATTTGGTAGGGTCAGCAAAGTAGTAGACGACAACTACTCAAAAGGGCTGGATCAAGCTCTTGAAGACGGCCTAACTCCTTTTGCTATTTACAAAACAGAGGGCGGCGTACAGATCAGAGGAGGCGAAGGGGCTGCGGGTCTCTCTGCTTTCCAAGCGTATCAGCGAGGAAAAGAAGCAGGTTTTTTGAACGCCTCTCATATTGGTCTTGTACAACAAGCAATGCAGACCAAAGGGGATACTGATGTACCCTTGTGGCGATATCAGAACTATACTCAGGCGCTAGACGCAATAAACGCTGCTAAAAAAGAAGACGGGTTTACCCGCGCTATTAACAGGTATGCTCAAGAGTTAGGAAAAAAGAGAGCATCAGGCGAGCGTTTGCAGACTCTAAAAAACGAAGCCGTTACAGAGTTGGCACGAAACCTGCCCGACACTTTATCGTTGCCGTACGATGATAGGGCCGCAGCGATAGAATATGTGGCAGGTAGCCAAGCTATGTCTTCGGGGGCTTTCGACTTTGATGAAGACGAACTAACGAATAATATCCGCACCTTTGGGTATGGCGATTACGCCGTCCACGACAATCTGTTTGCTGACAGAGCTGTATTCAATGAAGCAGTCAAGGGGATGCCCACTCAGCAGAAACAAGCACTGGAGAACCACAGAAAAGCAAGACTACAGGCACTCCTACCCACATACAAGAAAGCCCTGAATGATACGTATCTCTCTTCTTCTTGGAACGATGCTCTTACTCAAGGCTTGATAGAAGGCAAAGAGGAAACAGAAATTTTTGAGGACTACATGTCCGAAACCGAATACAGCGGTTTCAGAAATGAGTTTGTTGGCAG